ACACAGCCCTTCAAAAGACGATTACGAGCCGCGATGAGACTATTCGTCATCTGGAGAAGATGGTCGAGCGGCTCTCGGGAGACCTATGCGCTCGCCTTGAGCGAATCGAGACCGCATTGCAGGCAACTGCACCAGTGGCTCCTCAGGCAGCTCCGGCATCTCATCCTGCGGATCCGGCTGATCAAAAGCCTGCGCCCCCGTGGATGAGAAGGTAGCCCCCCATGCGGCCCTACCGGCCTTGCCTACGCAGGTGCCGGTCTCCGCATCGAAGACGTATTCGTTCCAATCCGGCAGGGACGAGTACGCCCCAGCTTGGATGCTGGCACCGGTTTCATCCCCTGCCAGCACCCCGCCCGGGACATCAAGGTAGCTCTTCGACTTTGAGCCCTTGACCGCGCAGGAGACGATGAGCTCCTTCTGGAGGCCCTCCTCGATGAGGTGCCCGAACTCGCTCGCTCCGACTGCACGCAGCACCGGTGGAAGTTCAGACCGGCGCTTGTAGAGCCCGTTGGCCGCGTTCTTGTTCCCCAGCGTGTACGGGTGCAGGTTCCCTGCTGCCTCCCGCACGGCCAAGACGAGCCATGCAAGGCGCTCGGTCACGTTGATGGCGCTGTAGACGTCCAGTTTGGTGACGTCCTGAAGCAGTCCGTTGGCGTCCCGAAGCAGGGTGCGCTCGCCGCGCATGAGGCCCGAGATGTTGGCCTTCAGAACACCGAACCGGTAGCAGGAGTCTACACGCGGTGCGAGGCCCATGCCCTTCATGCGGCGCTCGTAATCGGTGGCGTGCCAGAACCCCAAGTTGATGCGGAAGTAAGACGGGATGGCGCTGCTGCCACGAATCGAGTTCTTCATGTCCTTGAGCGTGCGGATGGGCTCGGCCCCAGGCTTGCGGATGTGGTGTGTTATCATAAGCGCCGCCCGAAGCTCGCCGCACACGCGCCCTGCCTCGCGCATCATTTCGGCAACAGCCAGCGCGTTGTTCTCATCCCCATGGGAGACCGCGTTGAAGGTGTCCACGCACACAAGGCACAGATCAGGCACTCGCTTGAGCTCAGTGATGACGGCCTCCCACTTGGAAGACGCCACCGGTGCCCCGCTCTTTGGGTCACGCTCAACGAGCGGGAACGCCCCGCCAACCGCTGAGAGCGGTATGACGACAAGGCGCCGACCGGCTTTCGCGATGAGTCCGCCTTGGTCAATTTCCAAGATGCGCCGGTGCATCTCGGTCTGGCTATCCTCACACAAGAGCAGAACAGCGGTACCGCCGTTGGTGATTCGCTGCCCACACCAGTCCAAATCCCCGCCGAACTCGGGATAAGCGGCCACTTTTAGCGCCAAATCCGCGATAAGACCGGTCTTACCGGCTCCTCCCTCGGCGATGAACAGATGCGGCTCGCCTTTGACAACAAGCGCCTCAACAAGGTAGGTGTGCTCGGGCTTGGGGTACTTGATCCACCGGTGCGCTTCCCATGCGGAGAACCAAGACTCCGCCGGTGTACTCTGCGGGAGCTGGCGCACGGGGGATACTGGAGCCGGTGCCTCTGGCTTTCCGTTGCGGCGGATGTCCGCGTTGACGAGCCCCTGCCACTCCGAAGCAAACCGTGCGTCCGTCCATGCTGGGTGCATCCGTTGCAGCATCCAGCCCCGCGTTTGCTCGCGTGCCTCATCCATCGTGATGACGCCCCGCCGAACCATCCCGAGATTCGCCCCAGCCACCGAGTTGAAGGCATCCCACCGAGTCTCCCCGCCGGCGCCACCCTCGAACACGTCCCGCTGGAACGCCGGCTCCTGACGGAGCACGTTCCCGCTGCCTACTCCAAACAGCCCCGCCTCCGGCGCCATGGCCTCGCCCGCCGGAAGCAACGTGCGCAGTCGCTCCCCCAGAGCTCCCGCGTTGTACACGCTCTCAGACTGCCACTCGATGACGGTCTGCACCGGTCGGCCCTGTTTGGCGTGGACGCTACCGGCGAGCCGGATCGGTTGGTGAGCGCGTCCGTACGGGTTTGAGTCCACCCCAAGGCCCATGGCGGAGTCGCCGCCTGAGACCTTGGCAAGAGCGTCCCGCATCCGGATGGCCTGCTCCACGGGCACCTCATCATCCAGCGCGTACCAGACGTGCCGCTTCGGCGTGCCTTCGTCGGTTGTTCCACCGGAGCACACCACCAGCGACGGCTCGCCTAGTTGCTCGGTGAGCTCGCGCATCTTTGCGTCGGTGTCCCCCGCATCGAGGTCTGCGACCAGCGAGCGCATCCGCGCCACGTTGGCGCTTGTTGCCCTCCTATCGCTCAAGATGCCTGGGACAACAAACGTCGCCACGTTGTACTGCGCCCACCGCTCGGTGGCTGATAACACGGGGGCGAAGCCCTCCTTGGCTGGCTCAACGAAGATGTCTTCGCGGAAGACGCCTTCTTGCTCGGTGCCCTTCTCTCCGATACCGCGAACGCAGATAAACTCGTTCTCCTTCCAGTCTCGCTCTCCGAATATGAGGCGAAGATGCTCTTGGGCTTGGCGTAGGTCAACCAAGCCACGACGGTCTGTCAATGGCTGCATTTTGTTTGGGGTAGTAGTCTGTCTTACTTCAGCCAGAACGGCTTTGTGGTGTTGGGTGCCTGAGTGGGAGCATCCTCCCAACAGGTGCTCTTAAACGAGCAGAACTTGCACCGAAAGTCGGTGCGGTCTTTGCCAAGGCGCGGGAGTTCCTTGGGCGATTGAGCGTCGATGACGCGCACTGCGCGATCTGATGCTTCTTGGGCTGCGAGCGCATCAAAGGGAACAAGCTCAACGAGCACCTCACCGGTGTCGCGGTTGAGCGCCGTGAACATCCCGCCTGCGGGGATGTCGAGGTACGCGCAATATATTTGCATCTGGGCGTAGTACACCGGCTTTGACGCCTTCACGCCCTTGTTCTTGGTGTCGTTCCAGCTTTTATCGTTGAGCGCCTTGTTCTCCCAAAGGAGCGGATACTCAACACCGGTGATGGTGGGGCCGCCGGCGATGATGCCGTCGATGTGTCCACCGAGGCGCCCGTCAGCAGCGCGGAAGCCGAACTGTTTGCCGTCGCTCTTCTCGGTGAGCAGGTCGAAACCCGCAGCGCGGATATACTTCGCCATGCGGTCTTCGCCGTCGTGCCCCATGTCGAAGATGCGCAGAACCTCCGGTGGAAAGCCGGCGCCTTCGTCCTCGGGAGCGTGCTCGTACTCGTACCGGAGCCGGCGCTCGCACGCCTCCCCCCAGCGCGAAGCGCCCAGATAGTCCCGCTTCTCTTGGTTTGCCTGACGCGCCAAAATCGCGCCGTCGATGACGGCTGCGATAGCGGCTTGTGCTGGCTCATTCCCGATGACCTTCTTGGTCTCTGGCTTAAAGATGCTCATCGTCGTTCTTAAGGGCGTAGAAGATGCCGAAGATTGCCAAGAGCAACACCAGCAGATACGCGGTTACGGAGGCTTTGTCCTCCTGTTGGTAGAGTTTCACGGTGTCAGCTATGGCGATGGCTGCGAACAGGGTTGCCAGCAGTTTCATGTTTCAAGAATAGAGGGCCCTCAACACCGCTGGCTAGCCGCCATTCGGCGATCTCGGACTCGAGGCGCTTGATGGTTTCAGTCGCGGTGTTCAGCCGCGCCTTGTACTCGTCGCGCTCTTCAGCGGCTTCGCTTAAAGACCGGCAGGTGTATGCCAGCCCGAAGTGGTTCTCCCACGCAACACCACAGGATGTGCAGTACTCACTCACGGCTGCACCTCCTCCCACTTGCCCAGCGTGCGTAGAAACGCCTCTGCGCGTTGTCGTGCGGTGGCGTAAATGACGTTGAATGGGCGTTGCCAAGCACCAAGGTTTCTAGGGTAAAACACCTCACGCTGGTCGTCAGTCAGCACCTTCTCCGCTTCGTGCATAGCGTTGAGGTCATGAACGTAGTCTGGCATATACTTATATGCGTTCCCGCCTTGTCCTGGGAGTTCTGGCGGATAGCCCCACAGCTTGTGATTGTGCCAAGGCCCACTGTCATGGATGTCAGTCCATCCACACGCCTCAGAAATCGCCACATTCATTTGCTCGTCGGTCATGGCTGCACCTCCTCTTCTCTTGGCACTTGTGTGTCGCAGTCTTGGCAAAACCACATCTCAGAGCGCACGCTCCACTCCATAACGTTACCGCAGTTGCACTGCTTCTCTGCCTCGCTCTCGTCGTTGGTGAGCCAGCCATCGTACCAACTTGGCAGCCCGCTCATTTGGACTCCTTTCTGAGGCGCATGATTTCTGCCTCGATGCGTTTGAATGTTGCCTCAAACGCACGCCGGTTCGGGTGCGACTGAAGCAGCGTCTCCGTCAGTGCCAGAAGCTCAGTGGCTTCTTGTTCTAGTCTCTTGTTCATTTTGTTGTTGTTGCTCTGCGTGAAATCTCTCTTCTCAGGTACCATGCCGCTTTTTCAAGGTCTTGAACTTCATTGTCCTTGAACCCAGCCCTGAACACGTACTTTATCACGTTTCCAAGGTTGAACGAAAATGCCTCTGCAATGTCTATGCATTCGATTCCGCTCGGATGCTTGTTGTAATGCGCTGGGTGTTCGACGGCGCTGGTCGAGGACGGGTTGGATGATTTCGCGCCACAGTTTTGAGTACATACTGTCTCTTTCGGTTGGTTTTCCATGTTCTTTAGCCAAGAATTGCTTTTTTTATTCGGGACTCGTTGAAACGCCATGTCAGCAGGCAACTCGCACGATACCGAGACATCCCAAACATGGGAACGTCCGCCATGTGCTTGAGCTGCGCGTCGGTAGGCGGCAGCTTGATCCAACTCTTGGTCTTGCGCGAGTTTGCTCGATCTCCGTTGGAGCGCAGATAATCGTCCGCCTGAGCCAAAGCAAGCTCCTTGGAGTTGGTGCGCGTGATGATGGTGACGGGCCCGCCATTGGGCGCTCCAATCGCGCTGAAGACTTCCCCCAGCTTGATAACTCCAGCCCACGCGGTGAGCCCATTGGCCATGCGCACGGCGTCGCTGTACATCGACTCCCACCGGAACGGCGACATCTCGATGATTTGCATCTCCGACATCTCGAAGGACTCGATGGTCTCAACACCGTTGACCCGCACGGGGAAGATGTACCCACACACGGGGCAACTCCCGACCGCTGCCGGCGCCTGAATGCCGCACTCGGGGCATTTCTTCATGGGGGCCTCGCCGGTCTCGCTTTGGCGAACGAACAACCGGTCTCCCGCGTCGATGTCCCCGTGCGTGAGCAGTGAG